AAAATTATTTTTAAAAATTTTACTTGTAATTTTTTTTAATGATTCGTTTATTTTAAATGATTTAAAATCTAATTCATCCTCCAATAAGTAAAAATTTACTTCTAAATTCATAAATGATTTTTTATTTAAATTTAACCCACTTGAACGTAAATCTAAATCCACGATGAATTTATTGTCAAATATATTTTTATCTATTGATTCATATATGGTATGTTTTATATTCCTACTCATATTAAGAACAACTCTGTTCCAATTTTCACATTCTGTTATGGGTTCTACCCAAGTTTGTATGTTTAAGTATAACGATTTTAGATTAACTGAGTCTACAGTTCCGTACAATACTTTTGCTGTGTTAAAACCCTTTATCTGAGAAGTTTTTCCCTTCTTCATTCATTTTCATATTATTAAGTTTATTGATTATAAGAAAATGTAAGTATTTTTAACACCGTAGTCAATTTTTTTGTAAGTTTAAGATATATACTGTATATGATTATAATAAAATTAGAAAATAAATTATCTATTGATAAAGCGTTAAAACTTTATAAAAGTAAGATAATAAAAACAAGACAAAGTTCTGAATTAGTAAAACGAAAAGAATTTAAAAAACCGTCAGTAATTAAACGTGACGGTCTTTCAAAAGCTATATATGTTCAGAAAAAATTTAAATCAGATAATAATTAAAGGTTTTCTTTTAAACCCTTAAGTTTGAAGTAAGTAAGTTTGTCGTATTTTTCCGAAATTACTTTAGATAACGTTTCGTCAATCCTGTCCTGTATTGTTTTATCAGTACTGACACTTTTCATTTCCGTTAGTTTTGTAACAATATCGTCTTTAATAATATCATACTCGGAACTTAATTTTGTATCATCCTCACTTAGTAGTTTAATCAATTCTTTTTTATCTGATTCGTTAAGAGAATCGATATATGATTTAATCGTTTTATTTGCCACACTCACCATAGTACTTAACGGTAATTCAACACCCGTTGTTTTTGTAACCGGTAATCTTTTTAATGATTCGGTAATAATATTTCTACTTTTAATTTTTCCCTCTAATGTTAATATATCGGTTGAAAATAATGTGTCAATATTCTCATAAAGATTTTTAACCTCTTTGTTACCTACCCACGTTTTTAATTTATTAATGTCCGACTGTTTAACTTTATTTATTGTATTCTCATACATTTTAACACATTCGTTGATGTATTCTTTAGCATAAGATTCACTTAGTGATTTTGGAGAATTTAATTCGTCATATAAATAAAAAAGTTTATTTATATTCTTATTTTCCAAGACAAGTGTTTTGAAAGTTTTTATTTCGTTTTTAAACGTATCCTTAGTGTATGATTCTAATAATACGTTTTCTATTTTTGATTTTAATATACCGAATTTCATAATTTTTTTTATTTATAAATATCAATCTTTTAGAAGTTTTCCTAGTTGAGACTCAATTTCTCCCAAAGAATTTTTACCTTTGGATAAATCAATGTATGAATCCGCTTCAGTCATGTTACTACTTTCTAATAAAATTTTTAAATTATCTTTGTTAAATGACTCGGGTGTCAATTCAGCTTCTTCAGGTGCTCCACCCGGTTCAGGTGTTCCACCCGGTTCAGGTGCTCCACCCGGTTCAGGTGCTCCACCCGGTTCAGGTGCTCCTCCAAAATCAGATTCAGGTCCTCCACCGAAGTCTCCACCTCCTCCAAAACCACCTCCTCCACCCGGTGGTGGTGGGGATGATACGGCACCACCCGATGTGGAACCTGATGTATTACCATATAATTTATCAATATTGTCAAAGATACCGGTATGTGTAATGATAGTTGCTGTATTTGCTAATTCAGCTCCTACAGCCATTTCAATACGTTGTTGTTGTAAATCTAATTTGATTTCTTCATCAGAAAACCCTAAAATATTCTTTTTAGCCCAAGATACAGACACAGGAGCTATACCAGCGATTGCAGCAACAGCTTGTTGATATAAAGCTATTTTCTCTTTCCAAAGGTCATTCTTTAACAAGTCGGCTTGAGAAGACGGGTTGATTAATGTTAATGTGAAGTTAGATAGTTCGTCCTCAAACCCTAATAAAAATAAATGAATAATAGCTATTTTATTTAATTCAGCTACCATACATTTTTGTATTCTATTGATGGTTCTAGCAAAACGAATGTCCTGTAAAGATAAATTTTTACCGTCACCAGCAGTTTCTTCAAACCCTAAGAAAGCTTTAGGAACACGAAGTGCTGTCAGTAATTTCTTTTGAATGTATTCGATATCAGCAATTTCGGATAAGTTTTGAGCTCCCGCTAATGTCTCAATTGGCATTGTTGCTGCGGGGTCACGCACAGGAATAAAGTAATCTTGGTCAACAGCCATTTGATTAAATCTCATATCTACGTTACCGGTTTTAGCATCAACAACTTGGTCACGTTTGAATTTATTTGCAACACGTTGTACATATGCCTCAACATCTTTGTCGTCCATATTCCCAACAAATACTTTAAATACACGTCTTTCAGGTGCTCTTGATGTTCTATATATTAACATAGCGTCTTCGGATAGTAATAACTGTTTCCAAATACGTCTGGCTTTTTCCAACATTGAAGTTCCGTAAGGTAATTTTCTATCGTCACCGAGTAATCTAAAATGAGCTATTTCCCAAGAGTTAAACTCCATATCTTTAGCTTTCCATTTAAATCTTAAACCTTTGTTTTCTGCCGGTTCCTCAATATTGGCTGATTTAGCTGCCATACCTCTTTCTAAACGTTCAATTTCAATGTTTGGTAATTGCATACAACCAACAACACCTTTATCTGAATCTAATTTTAAATACACAAAGTTATCACCGTATTTACAAGTATTTCTTGTCCACATAGTTAAGTTTGTGTTTATGTCTAATACGTTATTAAACAAGTCGTCTAAAATTGATTTAACCCTTTTTGATTCAGAGTATATTCTTAACATATGTCCTGTCTCATCAACTGTTGTTGATTCTTCACCGTAAATGTCTAAAGCTGCGGAAATCTCGGGTGTATATTCCATACTTTCATAATCATAAAATGATGCTAATCGGGTTGGTTCGTAATAAACCGCTTGAGTATAAAGATTACTCTCAATCTTAGTCCATTGATTGGCTAAGTAATATGTTTGTTGTGCTTGTAATTTTTCCCGTTCGTATTCAGCCTGAGAAGTTGTTTTTAATAATTCCTTCTTATCTAACTTATATGTTGGGTAGTCTTGATTTAGTAATGAGTTTGGACCAAATGATTTGGATAATCTTTGCCAAACTGTTAAATCTTTATTTTGATTATTTTCCATATTAAAAATTTAAATATAATTTCACGTATATAAATAGTTTACTTTATCCTATTATGGTGATGGTGGTGATATTGTAAATTCACAGGTTTTTTGAGCACTTTGTAAATAAACTACATAGTTGCCATAATTGTAGTCTGAATAATAATCATACGGTAAGGTAACTTCACCAATGTTCACAGTACCACCTGTATTAGGATAGTACGTAACATAAGCTCTTTGATGTTCAAAATTTTTTGATAGTATTTGTGTTATTATTGGCATCCTTATTGTTTTTTAAATTCCCACCCTGAAAAAGTATGGTATCCATTTCCTTCCACATCCCATATTTCAAATTCTGTCCAATCTACGGGTATTTCATTATCCCATAGAATATCTATAGAAATTTTGTTTGGTGTTAACTCACCTAAATATACTACACCTTGACTTGACGTTTCAGGTACGGTTAACATTAATGTGTTAAATTCTTCTATTGAATTAAATTCATATTTTCTAAAATACATAATACTATATTGTTGATAAGGTTAAACATTCTGCATCGGGTAAAACTGTATTATACAGAAGTACTTTTTTTACGGTTACACCATTTCTACCAGCAAATATTAAAATTGTGTCCATATTATGTGGTCCCCCACTGATGGTGGATTCAAAATTTCCTCCAGCTAAAATTTGAGTACCGTTTTGCCACATTTTAACTTTATTACCATTAATAGTTAAAACTGTTTTAGTATAATTATATGGGAAAGTAGG